ATCGCTCATTGTTTTCTTCCTTGTTTGTTGTATGGTTTATAATCTCTTTTTTCATTTTTGTTAAGTCTTTTTTTATGTCGACCAGGACGTTTCCTAGGTTTTGGTCTCTCTACATAATCTTTAAATTTTCTAGCCATTATTAAAAGTTTATAAATCCATTTAAAGTGAGTCTACCATCTTCTAGACCATTTCCAAAGTTCATCATAGATTTATGATTTGTTTGTGAGTCAAACAAAACAGCTCTATTTTTTACCATATTAATCGTTGCACAAGGTGTTTCAGAATTATCTTGATAAAAATTTGTTCCTGATTCTAAATTATCGTTTAAGTAAACAAGTATACCAAGTTGAACACCTTCATCCTTGTGAATCCAATCTTTAACTTGATCTTCTTTTAGTCGTAAATGTAAATATAACTCAAGTGCAAAAGGTATTTGCCAAGAAAACTTTTCTTTAAATTCCTTTATAAAAAGATGAAATAAAATTGGATTATAGGTATGTATACTTTCACTTCTAAATCCAGGCCATTGTTGAGTTACCTTAAAAGTATTATTAAAATCTTGATTGTTGTATAGTTTTATTTTTTTTATTTCTGGTTCTATTCTATAATAGTCATCAAAAAAATTATCTATAACTTGTATTTTCATTTATGGTTTTACATTTATATTAAAAGATATTGAAATTCTAGATGATTCTTCAAAATGAGGATAAACCATATGTTCCAAATTAGAAGGAAATAGTATTATTTGATTTTTAAGAGGTTGTATTTTATAAGTATTACAAAATTCATTTGATATATCTTCATTTACAGCCATTGGTCCTGACTTATCATTTTTTAAAAAAACTAATTCACCTCCGTTTCTTTTTGTTTCTACGTAGTAAGCCCCTGAAAAACTACTGTCGGGATGATTGTGTGGAACGTTAAATGAATTTTTATAGTTTTCATTAATCCATAAATTAGCTAGACTATATTTAAGATTAGGTTTTACATTAAAATATTTATAAATTAAGTAAACTGATTTTTGTAAAATACATTCGCAAATTATTTTGTTACTTATAGGTTCAGTTTGAAAACCTTTTTGATTTGATCTTACAACTCCTAAACCGTCTTGTTTTTTGTCATTCAATTCTTTAAGTATTTCATCATCTAATTTATTATGAAATAAAGAATCTATTACAATACTATCAGTAAAAATGTTTATCTTAGCCATTTTCTTGTGATCTATCTATGAGAGCGTAACTAATTGCACCTTGTATTGTATTACTCCCTGTAGCTGCTTGAACTGTAATTGCATCACCGGCTTCTAAATTTAAACCTTGAGGTGTAGCATTAACCTGTGATTTAGCAGCTAGATCATCTCTAAAAAATTCGTACTCTGTACTTGAGTCAGACGAGTCAACTAAATTCATATTAACTAAAACAGCTGAAGATGCATCATTGTTTGCACAATAAACACTTTTAACAATTACAGTTGCATCACTAGGACATGTAAAAACCGTAGTCTTACCTGTGCTTGCTTGTTTATAACCTTGATTTTTATATCTAATTGTCATGACAAAAAATAATTAAAAGCATCCTGTTCATTTTTAAGTTCTTGTTGATAAGATGTATTTAGCTTATCTTGCATAGTTCGTAAAGACTGAGTTACTTGTCTTTGGTTTTCTTCTGTATATTGAGAAGTTGGTTCAGGTATTATTATATCAACTCTAGCCATTATTAATATCCTGAATGTATTCCACCTGGTCCACCACCATATGCAGGACTACTATATGTTTTGGATGGTGCAGGAGTTGTTTTAGAAGGTTTTCCTCCAGCTCCCATAGCTATGTCTTTAGCAGAAGGTTGCATATTTGTAATTTTAGGTGAAATGGTAGTGTCTTTAGATCCTTGACTATCTGCAATGATATCTCTAGCAATTGCTTTTTCTACTCTCTTACCTCTCAATAAACCTGCAATTCCTTTTACTGAATCTGGTAGTAAAGAACCTACTGTAAAAGCTGCAGAAAGAGGATTGCTAAAACCCACAAGATTTGAACCGACTGCACTTTTTAATAAATTCCCTTTAAGTCCTTCGAGTCCTAATTTTTTGATGGCGTAATCTGTTGCTATTTTTTTACCAACATTGATTGCCATTCCTTTCATATCAATTGGTGGATTTTCTTGTACTAAATTATCCTGAAACATAATATCTTGGTTCACGGGTGTTGTATTCAGAGCCGCAATTCCATCCACAGGAGATGGTTGATAGCCACTAAAGTTAGGATCTTCTGCTAGCGCTCTTTGTTGATCTAAAATTCTTTGTGTAATAGGGTCCATTATCCTCTCATTCCATCTGGTTGTACGTCAGCTCTAAAAGTACCATATCTCCAACTTTGATCTGTTGAAAGGTTAGCTACTTTCACACTTGCAAATCTCGATCTAGCACGTGTATCTACTTTATCAGTAGAGCTTGTAATTGTAAATGGTCCTAATGGTGAGCTAGATGCTGTGCTTGTTGGGTAATTTCTTAAGTTTATAGTAATTTGTGCATTACCCACCAGTCTTTTAAAATCAGGAATAAATCTTCTCATACTCATAAAAAACTCTCCGTCACCACCTACGCTTAAATCAAAATCACCAGATTGTATAAATGCAGGTATTGCTGTTTTATTACCAGCACTATCGACTTGGTCTACACCAATTTCATGAGCATAATATGTAGATGCACCGTTTGTATTTGTAACCCCTTGAATAGTTGGAAATGTTGGTACTCCTGTGCTGTTAAACTCTGTTGCGTAGGGGTTATCATATAAAGTTGAGTCGTGAAAAGAAGTTCTCGCTAAAGAACCTGTTGTCCAAGCGTTCTCTGTATAATTATATGTAACTACTCTATCAACCAATTCAGAACCATTTTTAGGATAGAACCAATTTATTTCTTCATATAAATGATTAAGACCTGCATATACTTGTTCTCCTGCACTATAGTTAATTCCAAGATTATTTCCTGTATTTGTAAATACAAAATCTTCAACTAAACATGGAACTGATTTAACTGTTCCGTCATATACAAAGAAACCACCTGCTTGTCCCATCCACCAAACCCTTCCATTAACATAATGTAAAGCGTGTTGACCAATTAACCCACAGTTACTTCCAACTTGTCTAATAGAAAAAGTAAAAGGTGGTCCAACAAATTGCATAACATAAGCAGATGTATCTGTTAAAATTAAAATATAATCTTTACCTTTTGCTGCTCCTACAATTTTAACTCCTGAGTCTAGTCTAAATGTTCCCGCTGTATTAACTGAAGTAGGTGTATAATCACTCAAAGACTCTTGATCAGAAAATCTTATAAACATTTTGTCTTGTGTAGTAGTTGACCCTATTGTTGTTTCAGTTCCAAGAATAACTAAATGTCTGTCTCTGTCAGAAACAATTGACATTACAGATCTTGTTGGTGCTCCACTGATTAAAGTTGCCCTTGTAGTCAAAGCGTTTGCGCTTGTGTTTAAAGGACTCCAAGAAAAAGTTTTTCCATTTTTAATTGTAGCTATCATTATTTGACCAAAATTATCTATCGACCAAGAAGCGGGATCAACTATAACGTTACTAGTAGAAGACGCAGATCCCCACGTTCCTCTTCCCCAGGTACCTGTTCCCCAACCATAACCTGCTGTTGCATTTAGTGGTCCTGGTTTGATGTATGGGTTTACTGTAGCTGATCCAGTGCCCGATGTGCTTCCTGATGCAGCCGATGCCATAGTTATTGTAAAACTGTTTGCTGAAGAAGTAATAACTTCAAATGTATTTGTTTCAAAATCAGAAGCAACATACCCTGCACCTGTAGGAGGTGTTACAGATGTAAAAGTAAATAAATCAGCAACTTCTAATCCATGTCCAGATTTATTGACAGTAACTGTTGCTGAAGTATTACTAGTATCAAAGGTACATCCAGTTACAGCTGTGTTAAGGGGAGTGATATCGTAAAAAGCACCCTCATAATAAATAAATAAAGCTTTGTTAGTTCCTAAAGCTGCGTATTTTCTTCCATCTAAATCAGCCCAAACTAATTGTTTTCTTACGGCTCCAACCAAAGTATCAGATGTAATTTGTTCCCATCCACCAACTTTTTCAGGAGAACCATATCTAAATCTTACAAAATCTCCATCAGTCCATTGACCTTCTGCTCCGGTCTCTGTGACTTGTTTATTAAAGCCTGGTGCTATTTGTATGTTTGTTAAAGGCATGGCTTATTATACCATAATCACTGCTTATCTTCTATATCGGAGGTGCCCTCAATTTTTGTATTAGTAAAGGTTTGTTTTTTCTGTAATTCCTCATTGAATTTTAAGTTCCAATTGGACACCATTCCAACCAGAGTATTACCAAAGTGTCTTAAGGTTTCTGCAGTTAAAACTAACTTTTTTTTGTTTTTTATTATCTCAACTTCATTGTCTGAAAAAATAATATCACATGCACCATCATCATTATTTTGTATAAACTTCATTTTTGTACTCCAAAGTAAATTCTTTTGTCTCTATAGTTATCTTTATATTTACCATCAGCTTTAACGTAGTGTAGAAAAACCTGAGAATAATAATCTCCTGTAAATTCATTTCGCCAATGTGGTATCTCAGTTCCTTTATATATCACACCATCACCAGGACTCAAAACAATTTCTTTACCACCCATAAAAATAGGCCAATTATTTTTGTCACTTGCAATATGTAAAGTTACAGAAAGTTCACAAGAGGGTCTATCTTTATGTTTATCTAACTTACTAAACTTTGTGTAAATTCTAAAATAAGAATAAGTTGGTAATAAACTATAACCTGTTTCTTTTTCTATTGTGGATCTTAATTTTATAAGAAACGAATCTCCAATTATAGAACCGTAAAAAAATGAATCTGCATTATCGCTTTGGTTAAAGTCAAAATTATTTAAATTAGTTCTATGCATTATTTCAGTGCAAATTTTTAAAACTTCAACTTCATCAGGACTAATTAAATTTTTAATGATTTTATAATTATCTATCACAAAGCCCATCCTACTACAGAAAATCTTGTACCTTTTGTAACTGGTTGTACGGTATGTGGATACATAAAATTACTTGGCCAAATAATTAAAGTATTTTTCTTTTTTTCAATTATTAAATCTTTTTTAAAATCAGGTGTTGCAAAAACTAAATCACCACCTTCATAATCATCATTTATTAAATAAATAAAACTTAATGTTCTTGGAATTTTTTTAGAATGATCTACATGAAACTGATAATGACCACCTACATTATATTTCAAAACTTGTATGTCTATTATATCAACTTGGCTCAAATTATTTTTTTCATATACTCTAAAATACTCAACAGAATATTTCTTAAACATACTTAATAATAAATTACACCAATGAATTGTGGTATAACTTTTTTCCTCTTCAGAATTAACTAAAGGCCAAATCTTTGTGTCTCTTATTTTTTTGTTTGAAAATTCGTTTTCTTTTGAATCATGAACAATACTTCCCTCTTTCAAAAATTCATGATCCTTACAGACTTTTTCAAAGTTTGTTAAAACGTTGTCTGGTAAAACATTATTATATAATTGAATATAGGAAGATAGTAAATTAGCATCCATGAATACTAATTTATGCTAATTATGGTAATTGTAAAGAATTAAAGTATGTTACTCCAGTATCAGCACAATATTGTTCCCAACTTTTATCTAGTGGATAAGTAATTGTACTAGTATCAAAATCGTTTAAATATTGTCCATAAGCAACTACTGAATCATAGTTAGGATTACTTTGGTTGTTACCATTAGCTTTAAAGTCATTTATAAGTGAGATAATATTATTTATCCATTCTTGAAGTAAATCAGCACTTTCATAAGTCATATTTACATCTGTATATGTAACTGTGTCTCCACTTAATTCTACAAGTTTTTCTCCATTTTTAACTAAAGTAAAATCAGAATCACTTATATCTTTTATTGTCCATTGATCATCAATAATATTTAAATTATCTTTATCTGTTTCATTTGCAGCTATTTTATATAGTGAGCTGTCTGTTTTGTTAAAAATTAAATATGCCATATTTATTATCCTCTGTTATCAAATAATGCTAAAGCACCAGCTTGACCACCTTGGCCCGGTTGACTAACACTTCCAGCTCCACTTCCTCCGCTTCCTGCACCACCAAAAATGATTGTAGTAGGAAAATCACTATGTGCTGCTCCAGGTGCAGTTCCAGAAGAACCGTTACCTTGACCAAATCTTCTTCCTTGGCCTCCACCGCCTCCGTTAGCGACAACTAATGTTCCGACTGTTGTATTTCCTCCAGCACCACCAGAACCTCCTGAGTTTCCACCAGATCCTGCTGATCCAGCTCCTCCAACAGCGTAAGAGTATCCTGTAGAAGCTGAAGCTGCTGAGGCAAAAAAACCATAGCCACCTTGACCACCGTTCATTCCTGAATAAGGTGAAGTTCCTCCGTAGGCACCACCTCCGCCTCCGCCTCCGCCCCAAGCGTAAGCTTGGACTTTAGAAACACCGGATGGTGTTGTGTAAGTTCCGCTGGCAGGTCCAGTTTTATAAAATACGTTTTGAAAATTCGATGCACCACTTCCAGCTGAAGCTGCAGTAATTCTTCCTTGAGCATCAACAGTAATTGTTGCAGCTGTATATTGACCTGCACTAACTGAAGTGTCTGCAAGTTTGTCGGCAGTAACAGCGTCATTGTTAATTTCTGCTGTTTCAACTGCACTTGCTGCAATCTGTGCTGTATCTACTTTATCGGTTCCAATAGCACCGTTATCTATGATTGTAGTTCCGTTAGAAATAATACCCATGGTTTCTCCTTAAATTTTTTCTAATTTTAATCTAAATTTTTCGTTAGATTTATTATTAATCAAGTATATATCTTTGGCACCCTCCTGTAAAGTCCAGCTGCCTTTAGATCCGTCAACTATATTACCCTCATTTTTATGTTCATTATTAAGGTGTAAATCCCCAGTATAAACGTTCTGCCAAACATTACCAGAGGCTCCTAAATCATATGTGTCATTAGCCCCAGGCACTATGTTTCCTGTAGCTGTAATTTGACCCGTAGCTAAAGCACCAAGACTTGCTGTTACATCTATAATATTTGTTCCGTTGTTATATACAATTTTATTACTTTTATCCGTGGTTGCAAAAGTAGGTCCAGTCCCACTTGCAGTTTTAAATTGAACCGTATGTGCTCCAGAAGTGTTGTTAAAAACAATATAAGATTTTTCTATACTATCAGGCACTGTTACAATTTGATTTCCAGTAATTGTTCCAGATAATTCTATAATTAAATTTCTTGCATCAGAAGATGTAGTAGATCCATCAGCAATAAGTAAAGCAGTTGTTTGTGCTCCACCCGCTATGGATTTATTTACATAACCTTGCAGTTGATTTATAATTTCTAAATTTGTATTTGTTTTAGTTCCCCAAGTACCATCATTGGCACCTGTAACCATTAGTTCTATTCCAAGATCAGTATATGTTGATGACATGTCGCTATTATATCCTCTCTAGGCTGCTAGATCAACCTCAGTCCAAACATTAGACACCCCAGGATCTATTTCTACCCATGCTGTAGTATTAACATTTCCAACACTAGATGTTAACGAAATTCCAGTTGGTATAACTCTGGCATTTGCTGAAGGCACTTCCTCCCCTATTGACATAGTCATTTGAGAACCTGTTACATCGACTTCTTTGCTAGGTGTAGCTACTACTGAACCTATACTAAATGTTGCAGAAATTCCTGTAAGTGTAACGATTGCAGTACCTGTGACAGCTTCCTCTCCTAGTGTCATTGTTAGCTGTTGACCAGTTACTTCAGCAGTAAAGTCTGCAGAAGCATCTTCCGAACCTAATGACATAGTCATTGAAGTTCCAGAAACAGTTACGTTAGCATCTGCAGAAATAGATGGTGAGCCTAAAGATGAATTTATTGTATGCTCAGTAACGTTAACTGATATTTGTGCTCCTGCAGTAGTTGAAAAAGTTCCTATCGTAGTTGTAAGTAATAGTGATGCTAATTGACCACCACCAACTGTAGCTTCTATTTCGACTGAAGGTATTTCAAAAAGGCTTGGACTTTGAGTAGAAAAAGGTGCTTGTCCAAAAGCTGTTAAAGTATCCTGAGTAAATGTTTTATTAGATATGGATAATTCTTGTCCAGTTACAGGTACACCTATGTCGGTATCTTCATCTCCAATTGATGTAGTAATTTGAACACCGCTTGGTGTGACTAAGACAGAAGTTCCTGCAACAGCTCCTGCATTTGTTATTGTAGCTTGTAGTCCTGAAACAGCAGTTTCTCCCTGACCAAGAATAACAGGAGTCCCTAAAGAACTTGTTAGTTGTGTACCCTGTGGGTAAGCAATTACATCATTAGTTTCTGATGAGAACGCTGCTTCTGAATATGCAGAGAAACCGAAAGCCACATTAAATCTCCTCTAGATTAAATCTGTACTTTTTACCATTTTTATTATTTAAAATGTATAAACTTTCTTCACCCTCTTGAATTGTCCAATTTCCTTTTGTGCCATCAACAGAATTACCTTCTGCTTTTGCTTCGTTAGATAAATGTAAGTCTCCAGTATAAACGTTTTGCCAAACATTTCCTGAAGCACCAAGATCATGAGTATCATTAGCCCCTGGAACAATATCTCCTGTTACTGTTAGTGTAGATCCGTCAAAAGTCATATTAGCTTCACCATTTAAAGCATCTGCAGCTGAGTAAGTTGCTACTCTGTTATCTGCTCCATTAGCTGTAGAAGAAATTGCTACTGAAAGAGTTTCAAATGCAGGAGGTGCTCCAGCTCCCGCTGAAGTTAAAACTTGTCCATCATTACCAGTGGCAACTGCAACTGGGTTTCCTGAAGCATCATATGAAATAATATTTCCGTCTGTTCCTGGTGCCATTTTGGCTAAAGTAATTGCATCGTCTGCTATTTTGGCAGTCGTAACATTTACATCTACAATTGAGGCAGTCACTACAGCGTCTGCTGCAAGTTGATCTGCACCTACTGCATCGTCTGCAATCTTGGCTTGAGTCACTGCATCGTTTTGAATTTCTGCTGTAGCTACTCCTGAATCTTTGATTGTTATCGCTCCTGAGCTAGCAGCAAAGTTATCTGAACTAAATGATGCAGCTCCTTTAGCAGACGTAGAAGCATCAGCTAAATTAATTGTAACATCTCCTGAAGATCCACCACCTGTTAAATTAGTTCCAGCTGTAACTGCTGTAATATCTCCAACTGTAGGTGTTTGAAAAGTAACCGCACCTGACCCATCAGTTGTTAAAACTTGAGAGGCAGATCCATCTGAAGTAGGTAAGGTAAAGGCTGAAAGAGCAAAATTAGATCCATCACCTTGAATAATTTTTCCTGCTGTTGTTGCTAGTCCAGCAACGTCCTGTAGTTGAGCATCAAGTCTTGCGTTTGCAACAGTACCACTAGCCAGGTTACTTGCATTTAATGCTGTTAAAGCTGAACCGTTTAATGCAGGAAGTGTTGCGGGAAATCTTGCGTCAGGAACTGTGCCACTTGTAAGTTGAGTTGCGTTTAATGCTGTTAAGTTAGATGCATTGTTTGCAACAATGTTTCCGCTAGCATCAAGGATAACGGCTTTGGAAGCAGGTAATGTACAGAAAACATCTTTTGTTCCTGCAGCAAAGTTAACTGCAGAATCACTATTTGATGAAGAAATAATTGTAGTTCTTGCTAACGTATCTGTAGCTGCATCGGTTACTGTTCCAAGACCAACTTCGAACTCACCGTTTTCGTTAACGATAGCGTAATAAGTGGTATTGCCACTTCCAATACCTGCAACGAACGTTTCAAAACCGGATACCGCTCCTGCTAAATCAAATGTACCTGTACCTGTTGTGGTAGAGGTTTCTTTTACTCTATCGTTTATAACCAAAGCCATTTTAACTCCTTAAATTATGCTATTCTTAAAATTGCAGCAGATGTTGTGAATGCAGGAAACTGGATTGTAAATGTTCCAGATGTTGCAGTCTTATCTCCACCGAAATCTAATACAGCAACTGCTTCAGTAGTGTTAGAACCACCGTCAGTAGTTGTATTGTAAATTAAAGCACCTCTAGCTGTCAAAGTAACACCAGTAAATGATAAATCAGCAAAATCAGTAATAGCTACTGATGATGAAACTTTTACACCTTGGTTTACAAGAGCTTTTCCACCTGCTGTGTAACCAGACGGTGAAGATACTTCTTGAGTTGTGATGTAATTTGTTGTTGACTTACCAAGTGTTCCAGATGGTGTGTACATTGCTAATTTGTATGTGTCACCGTTAGGTGCAGTATCAAAATCATGTTCACCAGCTAACAATTGCTTCTTAAATGAATCGCATATTGCGTTTGTTGTTATTGCCATAATTGTTCTCCTTTAAAATTACGTATTTGGTGATGGTGAAGGTATTTTAACTCTAGGCACCCCATCATCATATTCCGCAAATTCTGTACTTCTTCATTATACTTACTTTCATACAGCTTGTACATATCCTGCGGACCTTTTAAATATCTAAAAGCCTCTGTTAGCACACCATGTAACAACATTGATTCTTGATAAGTAGACAAGAAAGTATTGTTAGAAGATGTGAACTGAGGAGGATCAGTAATATAATTAATTTGCACAGTATATGCAGAATCTGGAACCGGTGCTACTAAGAAATTAAAATCATCCCAATTTGCGTAGTATTTGGGTAGACCAGTAGCTCCTCCGTTATTGTATTCAGAAATAAAACTAGTATCTCTTTTTTCTAGAAAAGTTCTTGTAGATCCATTGATAACTTGTACAGATCTTATTATTGTCAAATCAGCAGGTAAGGAAACATATCTATTACTAGCTGTAAAAGATGAAGTAGCATATTTTCTTAAATCATCATAGTCAACTTTACCAGCAACATCTAATTCAACTGATCTGATAAAATCTTGAATAATACTATCTGATAAAACATTACTATCTACTTCAGTATAGTTTCTTACTTGTGTTAAAAAATTTGAATGTGTTATTGCCATATTAAGAAATAGTTATAACCCCTCCCATACCTATGCCGTGCACATAACAAGCAAAGTAATAAGTTCCTGTA